ACGAATTACTTTCAAAGTCTGTTACAATTTGTAAAATAGTTTCAATGCTGCTATAATCTAATTAATCCAGTATTCTGGAGGTGGGAGGCAGTTGCCTCTGGAGCCAGCCGTAAAAAGCTGGCTTTTTTGTAGCTCATTTTGGCTATTCTGTGATACACAAAATGATATTCTCTGTAACTAATACATCACAACTTGACAGATTTCTTACACAGAATATAATACTTGAAGCGGATCAATACTCCCATACATAACTGTGGTGACGAACCACAGAACTAAACGCCCATTGTTGGGCGTTTATTATTAACTTGTAATCCTAAAAATATCTGCTATAATACTCATAATAGTACCCGCCACGCGAGGCATTCCAGCAAAGCCCTGCGCAAGCTGAAGTTGGAGTACGTCAACCTCATAAGCGCTTATGAGAAAGAGCCAGCGGACCGAGGCGGGTCATAGTCTCCCCCACTCCTTAGGGGATGGGGTGCGAGAGCTGGGGTTCATTCCTGGCTCTCTGCTTTTTAATTTGCAATCCTGTAAAAATATGCTATAATATATTTACAGCCTTTCTAAGATTGGTTGTCTCCCTCGGGGACGCCTGAGGCGCCGCGCGGCAATATGGTCGGGGTTTGGGTTCTATCCAGCCCCGACCGATTTTTATGTTATACTTTCATTTGCATAAAATCAAGCCACAATAATCACTTGCATAATTATAAAAATCGTGTTATGATTATTGTAATTAAATAGGGATTGCGGAGTTTACCGCCCGCCACAGGTTGCCTGAAATGGCAGCGATTGTGGCGGGTTTTTTTATTTAACTTTGCATCCAACAACAGTGCCGACGGGCGATAAGCGGAAAGGATCGAAATGGCAGATAATAGCCAACCCACTGAGGGAACTCAGGAAATCAGCAAGACGCAGGAAGCTGCGGAAAAAATCACTACGGCACAGCCGGACACCACTACTGCGGAAGCAGGCAAGACATTCACACAGGCGGATGTTGATCGGATTATTGCAGAGCGCTTGCAGCGTGAGCGCGCAAAGCTGCCCAATGATGACGAGCTAAAAGCCTATCGTGAGTGGAAGAAATCTCAACAGAGCGAGGCAGAGAAAGCTGCTGAGCGTGAAAAGGAATTAGCTGAATTGCATTCTAAGAAGACTGACCTGGAGCGCGAACTTGCTGTGCTCAAAGCCGGCGTGCGCGCAAAGGATGCGGATTACGTCATCTTTAAGGTCAGCCGTATGGATGGCGATTTTAGCGAGAACTTAGCGAGATTTCTTAAAGAAAATACTGAATTCACTCAACCTGAAACGGTAAAGGTCGAGGGCACAAAGCACACGATTTCTGCGCCGGAACAGGAAGACGGGGTTACGCGGGAATTTTTGAAGCGTAATCCGAACATAAAACTTTAGAATAGAGAGGTAATCTATGGCTATTACACATCCAGCACAAGACCGTTATTCGGAGCTTGTGTTAGCAAAATTACGCGCATCCCTGGTATTACAAGACGGGATCGTGTTTAATAATGATTATGAGGGCAACCCAGTCGCCGGCAAGGTACGCATTCCTGTGCGCGACACAGAGGTTGCGGTTGGTGATTATGACGTCGCTACCGGTTTAGCTATCGGTCAAGGCGCCACGTCTTACTTGGACGTCTTGATCAATAAGCAAAAAGCCGTGAACGAGCTCATTGATGGTTATGAGGCTGCAGCGGTGCCGGACGGCTTGGTCGCCGAACGGATTGACTCCGCCGGCTATGCTTTAGCACGTCAGTTAGATAGTGATGGCGCCACTGAGCTTTTAGCAAGCGGCACGGTCACGAATGTTGGTTTGATTACTGCTGCTAATGCTTACAGTCATTTTGTGGACATCCGCACGCTATTGAGTAAAGCGAACGTGCCCCCAATTGGACGCTATGCTTTGGTGACGCCTGACTTTTTAGGCTTACTGCTCAAATCGCCTGAGTTTATCAAGGCGAGCGATTTAGGCGACGCCGTTGTTCAAACAGGTGCTATCGGCAAGATCGCAGGCTTCTCGGTATTCGAGTTCAACGATAATACCCCGAACCTGCGCTGCATCTGCGGGCATCCTGGCTGGTCAACACGCGTAAAGGAATGGAGTGTTCCGATTGCGATTAACAACTTGGGCAACCAGTTTATTGGTGCCAGTGCGGTGCAAGGGCGCCTGGTCTACGGACACAAGCTGACAAAGCCGTTGACTGTGCGTATCATTTACTCACCTGGGGAATTGGAAGCCAGCCTTGCTCAAGGTTCAACTGAAGGCAAAACAAAAGTTGTTTGTACGGCTCCAACTGGCACGGCAAAATACCGCAAGAATCCTGCCACTCGGGTTGTATTTGACCAGAGCGATTCTGGCTTTACGGCAATTTCAACTGAATTTTCACCATCTGTTGGCGATATTGTCGAAGTGGTTGACTTTGTGAGCTCCAAAGCTGCATCGGTTTGCTATCTGACCGTCACCGCTGACGTCATCAAACCAGCTGCATAAGAGTGATTAATGGGGCGGTGATTACATCGCCCCATCATGGTGATGACCATCGAGGTACATAATGGCTGCATTTGCGGATTACACATATTATCTTGACACTTACGGCGGGGCGATAATCCCAGCTGAGGCGTTTGAAAAAGCAATGCGCGATGCCAGCCGCGAGGTCAACCGATATACATTAGAACGAGCTGAAGCCGTGCTTGCCGCTAATTCTGACCTTAGCCTAATTGAGAAAATTAAGTTTGCCGCTTGCGCGGTAGCTGAAGTGATTTATCAGTATGGCAATCAGATTATGGGAAGGCGCGATATTGCCAGCGAGAGCGTGGGGGATCATTCTGTAAGCTACTTATCCACAGACCAGTTACGAGCCAATGAAGTGCACGCTATAACAGAGACGATTAATGGCTACTTGGGCTTGACTGGCCTGATGTTTTTGGGGTGAGCAGATGATAACGCCACATAGCATGACTTGGTATGAGGGCAACAACGTGAACAACGTAATGGTATATACGCGCCATGAAGTGCCAGAAGTAATGTGGCAAGCCAGCAAGGCTGCTAATGTGATTAAATCAGGGCTGCAAGAAGCTGACCGGGCTAATATTTGGGTGCCTTATAAGCTGCATGATGGTACTGACCGCGGGGATACGTTGAACTTCAAAGTTGGTGATTACTTAGTCAAGGGGATTGTATATGATGAAATCAATGCCACGTTCACAATTGCCAAGCTGCTGAAGAAGTATCCCAGCGCGGTCAAGATAACCAGCGTAGATGATAAGGATTACAGCTTGAGTGGCGAGAATTACATACGCTTAGGTGGTGGCTAATGGCAAAGCTCATGTATATCGAAACGCCACGTGGGTTTATCAAACAAAAGAAAACTAAGAATGGCACGATTACAACGGAACTCAAATGGAACCCAGGCTTTGCCCCTAAGCTAAATGCAAGCCATATCAGTGCGCAAGTTTACTTGGATAGTGAAGTGCTGCGTACATCGAACAAGTTTGCGCCGGTGGTTACTTCAATGCTGGTAAAAAGCGGCATCTTAGGAACTAAGCCTGGTGACGGTGAAGTGGCATGGATCGCGCCTTATGCTTGGTATCAGTACCACTTAGAGAACCGCAAGACCAGTCAGAATATAAATCCGAATGGCGGTCCTTATTGGTTTGAGCGCGCCTGGTCAGTTTATGGACCGGCGATAAAACGAGGCGTGGAGAGCAAGATAAAGCGAGGCTTATGAGCGATATCAGCGCAATTCAAAATTATTTACTGACCTATCAGAACTTAGAAGCTGACCGCCCGATATGGGTTGAGATGCTGCAGCCTGAGCCTACGGCTTACACGGTATTTTTAGTACCAGGTAAGCAGGTGATGGTTGACTTGGCTGGCAACAAGGTAGTGGAATATCCGTTTGGATTTGGCGCCACTGAGGCGCTTGACGAAAACTCAACTCTGCAAACTGCAGAGTTTTACGAGGAATTTGCCGACTGGTTAGAGAGCCAAAGTGAGGCGGGGATATTGCCCACAATGGATGCTGGCAAGACGGCAACTTGGATAGAGGCTCTGGACACGGCAACGATTATCCAAAGAGCTACGACCACAGGAGTTTTTCAGATCCTGTGTAAATTAACTTATGAACAAGTGAAAGGAAATTAATATGGCAACAAAAGCAAAACGCTCGAGTATTTGGCATTACCTAAAAACAGGAATGACTACTGATACTGTACCAAAACCGATTTGGAACCGCTTAGGGCTTACGGTTGAAAGTGGCGAAATTGCCTACAACCCAGAAACAGAAGAAACAACCGACATTACTTTAGATAGTAAGGTTACTGAGATTACAAGCTACAAGCGCTCATTTGCCGTAGAAGGCGTGGTATATCCTGGTGATGCGGTTTTTGATTACATCGATGGACTGCGCACCAGTATGGCTGTGTTAGATGCACTCCATACTCAAATGGTGAATGTATGGGCTTATAAAGCACCGACTGGTGATCCTGAAGACAAATTATCGCCAGCGTATGCGCAATGGCCGGCTGAATGTGTTGACGTGACGATCGGAATTGAGAGCATCGGTGGGGATGGCGCTTCAACAGCTAAAATCAAGTACACCATTTATGATATTAACACGCCAGTAGCTGGCTTCTTTGAACCGACCACTAAAGTGTTCACTGCAGGTGAATATCAGGCCATACCAGTACCGGCGCCCTAAAAGAAATTAGATGCCCCCGCCTAAAAACGGGGGCAGAAAGGATAGCTTGTGGAGAAGCTCAATCTCTCAAAACGGGTTGAAATCGCAATTGACGGCGACCCAGAACGTGTCATTCGCTTTAATCCTGAAGATGTGCACTTGCGAGCGCGCCTGTTCGAATTTTCACGCTTAGCCGCGCAAAAGGAAAAGGAAATCCAAGCTAAGGCTGCTGAAATTGAGGCGCTGAGTGGTGAAGACGAGAACGGCTTACCGAGCCAAGCGGCACCTACTGTGGCACTGATGGTTGAATATGCTGATTTCTTTATGGGACAGGTTGACGAAGTTTTCGGCGCTGGCACTGCTAAGAAAGTCTTTGCCGATGGCTTTGATTTTGAAAGTGCCACGATATTCTTACAGTATGTTATGGAGAAATTAAGTGGTACAAGCACACAGAAAATTGAGCAGCGCCTGACCAAAAAGAGTAGTAAAAAGGCAATGGAGTGAATATCCTTTTAGATGACCTGCCTGAAGCGATTGTAATTGACGGAAAAGAATATCCGATCAATTGGGATCACCGCACGGGTATTGACTGCATTCTGGACTTTGAGAGCCCAGAGCTAACGATAGAGGAAAAGGGCATCTTGCTGGTCAGGCGCTTATATAAGGAGCCTTTACCAGTAAATCTATCAGAAGCCATGCGCTTAGGTATCAAGTTCCTGAATGCTGGCAATGATAATGTTGAGGAAAATCCATTTGCTGACCATTACCGACTATATTCTTTTGAAAAGGACGCTGGTTTAATTTATGCTGCTTTCAGGCAAACGCATGGGATAGACCTACAAAAGGAACTGCTTCACTGGTGGGTATTTTTGGCTCTGTTCCAAGACCTGGGTGCAGATACTGCTTTCTGCTCATTAGTCAATTTACGTAGACGGGTAAAAAGTGGGCAAGCCACAAAAGAGGAGCGAGAGCATGCCATAAAAATGGGCGATGCTTTTGACCTGCCTGAAGTTGACGAGCTGCTGGAGCCTGAAGAGAATGAGAATGCTGAGATTTTTGCCAGATTAGCTGAACGAGGTATGTAATGGCTGGTTATGTAGGTGAAGTTAGAATAAGGACTTCAATAGACTCTAAGGGGGTCAATGCCGGTACAAAGCAAATTACCATGTTATTTAGGACAATGACGCAATCGATAAGCTCTGGTTCTATGAACATGTCTTCTATTGTAAATATGGCAACGAGTTCAATGGCCAGTGGTTGGACTATAGCTGGTGTTGCTATAGCAGCAGCAGTTGGCATGATTATTAAAAAGTTCGTTGAGTTAGCAAGCGAGGGCGTAAAAGTTGCGATGCAAATGGAGGCGTCGCAAAAGAGCTTAGAGTTCCTCACAAATGCAACGGGACGCTCATTCAATACAGCAAATAGTTTTATTCAGTCATTTATACAAGACGGTTTAGTACCGGTCACCGATGCTTATGAAGCCTATAAGAACATGGTGGCGCGCGGGTACAGTACCGAACAAATTCAGCAGATGCTCAATGTTATGAAGGATTCTGCTGTTTATGGACGGCAAGCTGGCTATGAGATTGGTGAGGCAATTGTAAAGACCACGCAAGGCTTGCGCATGGAGAATAGCATTCTGACAGATAGCGTCGGTATTCAAAAGAATGTGGCTAAAATGTGGGACGAGTATGCAAGGTCTATCGGAACCACGACCAACAGACTTACTGAAGCCCAGAAGCGGCAAGCTGAATATAACGGATTTATGGAAGAGGGAGGTATCTTTGCTGGAGCAGCATCTCAATATTCTGAGACTTACGCTGGCAAAGTTGCGCAGCTTAATGCTGCTTGGACTAACTTGAAATTAACATTAGGTAATCTACTTATTCCTGTGTTAGATGCGATCATTCCACATATTATTAATGTCATTAATTGGTTCACGACACTCTTTAATTATGCTGCCAGAGTGATCAATCTGTTATTTAATACCAGTATTCCCATACTCCAGGTTGGGCAGGCGGCGCAAGCTGCTGAAGCCAATGTAACAGAATCAGTTAATGCAGTAGAAAAATTAGGTACTCAAACTCAGGCAATGGGTCAGATAGCTGAAGCTGCTGGAAAAGGCTCAGCTAAGGCAATGGGCGTATTAGCTAAGCAGACAACAGAAGCGGGGGAAGCTGCTAAAGGCGCCTTAGCTGCTTTTGATAAATTGAATGTTTTACAAATGAAGCAAGAGGAACCTGAGCCACCAGGCGGCGGAGGTGTCGGTCCCACTCCGACTGAGCCCATAGAATTGCCTCCTATAGAAGATTTAACAGACCCATTATCAGAAATGATGGAGGAGTTTACTGGCGGATTTGGTGCATTTATAAATGGATTAGCAAAGCTGATTCAAACTGGAGATTGGAGCGGAATTGCTGATTGGTTCAGAGATTATGTATGGCAGCCGATTACTGATTGGGCGGCAAATGCTGTAAATAGCATTCTTGATTTCTTTAGCAATATGTGGGAAAACATCAAGAATTGGGCAATAGAAACTTGGGAAACAATCAAAACCAATTTTATCAATAATTGCTGGGAACCGATTAAAAGAACATTTTCTGAAGGCTGGGAGGATATTAGCGCCTGGGCAATAACTGCTTGGGAAGATGTCAAGACAACTTGGAACACTGCTTATAACTGGTTCAAGACGAATGTTATCGACCCGATTGTATCTTGGTTCCAAACCGCTTGGCAGAATATTAGCCAATGGGCGACTAATGCGTGGAACTGGATTAAGAATACTTGGAATACCGCTTACACTTGGTTCAAGACGAATGTTATTGAGCCAATCAAAAATTCATTTTCTGAAGCTTGGGAGGATATTAGTCAGTGGGCATCGGATGCATGGGAAGATATTCAAGACGCTTGGAACACTGCTTACACTTGGTTCAAGACGAATGTTATCGACCCGATTGTATCTTGGTTCCAAACTGCGTGGCAGAATATTAGCCAATGGGCGACTAATGCATGGAACTGGATTAAGAATACTTGGAACACTGCTTACACTTGGTTTAAAACATGGGTTATAGACCCGATAGTAAACTGGTTCAAAACAGCTTGGCAGAATATCAGCCAATGGGCAAGTGATGCATGGAACTGGATTAAGAATACTTGGAACACTGCTTACACTTGGTTTAAAACATGGGTTATAGACCCGATAGTAAACTGGTTCAAAACAGCTTGGCAGAATATCAGCCAATGGGCAAGTGATGCATGGAACTGGATTAAGAATACTTGGAACACTGCTTACACTTGGTTTAAAACATGGGTTATAGACCCGATAGTAAACTGGTTCAAAACAGCTTGGGATAATATTAGCAAGTGGGCAAGCAATGCTTGGACTGCAATAAAAAATACTTGGCAGGTGGTTTCAAACTGGTTCAATAATACTGTTATAACACCGATAAAGAATTCATTTTCTACAGCCTGGACGAACATCAGTACTTGGGCAAGCAATGCTTGGACTGCAATAAAAAACACCTGGCAAGTGGCTTCAAACTGGTTTAGCAATACTGTGCTAACTCCTATAAAGAACTTCTTCTCCTCAAGTTGGGAATCAATAAAGCTAACAGTTACAGGCGTATGGGCGAACATCAAGACTGCCTGGCAGCCCGCGAGTACGTGGTTCAGTAATACAGTGCTCACTCCGATAAAGAACTTTTTCTCCTCAAGTTGGCAATCTATTAAATTAACGGTTACTGGAGTATGGACTGCTATCAAACAAGCCTGGCAGCCAGCCAGTACCTGGTTCCAAAATACCGTTCTAACCCCAATAAAGAACTTTTTCTCAACAAACTGGGAGTCGATAAGACTAACAGTTACAGGAGCGTGGGCAAGCATAAAAACTGCCTGGCAACCTGCCAGTACGTGGTTTAGCAATACAGTTCTAACACCAATAAAGAACTTCTTTACGACTGCTTTTAATGCAATTAAAGATAAAGTAGTCGGCATTTTTAATGAGATTAAAAGCAGTATCATTAACACTATTAATGAACTTTTAGGAAAAATAGCTGACCTTATAAGCAGAATTCTCAACATTCCTAAAATTCCTAATCCGCCCGTTGGCGGCGGTGGTGGCGGCGGTGGCGGCGGAGGGCGTGGACCTATACCTAAGCCAGGTAAAACACCACTTATGGCTACTGGTGGAGTAATACCAGCAAATGCACCATTTGCAGCTATCTTAGGAGATCAGCGATATGGACGTAACTTAGAAGCGCCCGAGGGATTGATCCGTCAGATAGTACGTGAAGAGACGGGTAGATTGCAAACGCAAGTGACGGTGCGCTTTGAAGGTGATTTAGCCAGCTTGGTACGGGAACTCAAACCGCATATTGATGCAGAGACCAAGCGAGTGGGGAGAAGTTTAGCAAAGAGTGTAGCATGATTAAGATAGACGGAATTAACTATAACGTGCCAATTGCATCGCTGACCAGAACAGCGGACTTTTTGGATCGCTTTGCTGAACGCACAGCGGATGGCGTTTTACATCGGGATTTAATTGGTGTCTATTATAACTATGAAATTGAATTTGGGCGGGCGCCGTCAATGGCTGAATATACGCTGCTCTATCAGAAATTGAGCGAGCCTGAAGAGTTCCACACGATTACATTGCCTGATGAGGATGGAGATTTGACGTTCACTGGTTATGTTTCTGGGATTAGAGATGAACTCATTCGTATCCGCGGCAGTGAACGCTATTGGATGAAGCTTAGATGCAGTATGATCGCCCGAAGCCCATCGAGGACATAATGGCTAACGTATCCTTTGAAATCGAGCTGACCATCGGTAATGGAGAAGAACAGGAAATTGTATTATTCACTCCAGCGGATATCATTAGCGCAACTTTAGTTGAGCAGGTTGACCCCATCTCCTTGACCTTGCCGATTTCCGAGCTGAACTTCAAGGTTTACACAACTGATCCACGCTTTGGGATTTATGCAGAAAATGAATTCTCACAAAGCCTGACACTAAGGCAGCCGGTGCGCTTATATTTAACCTATCAGTTACAACGGTATTTAATGGGAACGTATTACTTAGATAGTTGGAAATCACCGGCGCATTATCGTTATGAGTTCAAAGCAGTAGATACTATCGGACTGATGGAGAGTATCACGTATGATGGCGGATTTTGGGAAGTGGACACTCCTATTCAAACGATATTGAACGCGATGCTGGAGCCTAACGGAATTAGCTATACGTTAGATGATGCCCTGGCAAGTGTAGTATTGCGTGGGTTCGTAGCTCCCAGCACAGTGCGTGAAGCGGTTCAGCAAGTGGCTGTGGCAGCTGGGGCAATGGTATTGTTGATTGGGGATAAGGCAATTCACTTGGAGCCTGCTAAGCTGCCTTATCGTGGCGAACCAGCGGTTTATACAATCAGTGATGAGCAACGCTTAGAGCAACAGGAAATCAATATTAAGCAGATTATCACGGATATTGAAGTTAACTCGCATGAATATGTAAGCCAGCATGAACAAATTGAAACAATCTTTGAAAACTATTTAGAGCCTGGAGAATATAAAATTCGGTTCACCAAGCCCTATCACTATATTGAAGCTACTGGAATTGGATATCCGCTGGAGAACCTGACAACAGAAGACGGCTTTTGGCTGGTAACTGAAGATGGCGTTGAACTGATGATATCAGAAGAATATGTTTACGGTCCGAATTATATTTACCTTTATGTGTATCCGCCAGGCGGAGAGGTTACCATCACGGGCTATCCGCTGATAGAAAATCGGCAAACTTATAGCTTTAGAGAGAGCGGCTTGAGCCCATATCAAACCGCAAATAGCATTGTAATTGAAAATGCAACTCTGATAAATACGAGTATTGCCGGTAATGTGCTGGCATTGCTAAGGGATTACCATCGCCAACGTTATGAGCAAAAGGCGAGAACAATTGAAAGTTATATGATAACGCCTGAAAACGAGCTGCTGGTGAAATTTCACCCAGGAGAAGTGGCAAGGATTAGCGCCACGGACGGCAAGTTTATCAGGGGTGCAATTGAGCAAATTGATTACGACTTGGTAGGTGGCATGTTGACAAAATTACGCATCGTGGGAGTAGAAGATGGCAGTTAAGAAAATAACCGAATTACCGGAGCAAACTGGGCAGCCAGCGGTTGACGATTTATATGTAACCGTGGACGTTTCAGAAACGGATTTATCACAGAAGACCAAAAAGATACGCTCGGATAAGATTTTTATTCACTCAAATACCCAATTAGGGGATAGCGTAGTGAACAGCCGAGTACTGGGGGAAAGTAGTGTGATCGATTCCAAAATCGGGGCACAGCAAGTGAAGCTGCCTAAAATAGACGGATTAGGTGCGAGTTCAGAAACACAAGACAAATTTATCTTTTTTGATTACTCGGCTGGGAAGCTGCAGTACCTGCACTGGCCAGCACTGACGATTAATGACAAAGCAGTCGTAGATAAAGCCCAAATTGAACTGATTGTATTGGGGGCATTAGATATTTTGAAAGTTGGGGACGGGCTGTTTTACTTTGCGGTGCCCAGTGGGCTAAACGGATATGCAGTTACTAAAGTGGAAGCCAATATTCTGGTGACCAGCACAGATGGCTTACCGACCATTCAAATTGCTAAAGGACGGCGCGCAACTCCGACTTCGACACTAACATTTACGGACATCTTGAGCACGCGTATCACGATAGATGTAGGCGAGTATTCCTCGAACAATGCCGTGAACCCACCAGTGATTGACGCTTCTGCAGCTGGACTACAAACTGATGATATTTTGAGAATTGATTGTGATGTGGCTGGCACGGGCACGAAAGGACTAATTATTAACTTGGAGCTTTCAAAATGAAAGTTATTGTGGCAAGTAATTTGAGCAAAGCCATACCGATTGGTTCGTTATTATTTTGGGGCGGATTAGCCAGCGAATTGCCAGAGGGCTGGGAGCTATTTAATAGCGCTGCAGATGCTTTTATTATGGGCACAAGTGCTGCAGGCATTAAATTAACTAAGCAGGGAATAGATAGTCATAGCCACACAATTGGAGATACTGGGTCTGGGGGCGACCATACTCATAGTAATATTTCATTTACTACAGCTCAAAATATATCTGTTCAACATTATCGTTCAGATATAACGTATGATGTCGTTGGGCTTCATACCCATTCTGGGACTTTGACATTTTATAATTCAGGAACCCATATACATAAAAATAATAATACAAATTCATCAAACCATTTACCATCATATATCCGTTATTATTTAATGAAATGTATTGATGCCACCGATATTCCAATTGGCGCAATTGCCATCTGGACTGGCAGGCTAATTGATATACCGTCTGGTTGGCATAATTGTGATGGCAGCACTGTTGGTGGAATTATATTGCCTGATATCCGTGGTCGCTTCATTTATGTGCCTAATAGCGATACTGATAAAGGAACAACGGGCGGGGCAAAAACACATACTCATAGTCTCGATTCTACACATAGCCGTTTCCATCAACATAATTTTAGTCACGGCACATTAACTGCTGGTGGATCAGTTGTAAAGGTAATTTCGGGTGCAAGGTACGCTGATGTATCCAGATATAGTCATACTCACGCAGCTGATACATATAATACTGGCTGGGGAGGCACCCATTCACATACTTTACCTTCATTAAGTAGTGTTGTAGAGATATTGCCACCCTATATTAAAGCTTATTACATCATGAGGGTACAATAATGAACTTTCCAATAGGAACGATAATCTTATGGTCTTCATCAGTAATACCCGATGGCTGGCAAATTTGTGATGGTACTGGTGGCACACCCAACTTGATTAATAAATTTATTATGGGGTGTACTGATGATGGTGAACTATTAAATACTGGTGGCGCCAATTCACATTCACACACATTTAGTTCAAATAATACTAATTCTGCGGGCAGTCATAATCATAGCATTGATATTACGACGCCCGAATCAACTCAAATTTACATGAGTGAATTAAAATTGGGCGGTCCAGCTGCTACCATCTCACATAATCATCGTATTACTGCCACAACCAATACAACAGGTAGCCATACTCATACTAATGGCACAATTGGCACTGCAGATAATCTCCCGCCTTATATTAAATTAGTTTATATCATGCGAATAGCATAGAAAGCGAGGTAAACATGCCTAAGAAAAAAGGAAGTTCAAAAAGTGCAACGGGTTCATGCATTTCAAGTTTGGTGCGTAAGGGCTATCCGCAGCGTCAAGCCGTGGCAATTGCAATGAATAAAGGCAAGAGTGGAAAAAAGAGGAAAAAATGAGCATAGATCAATATGCGTTTGGAATTGATATCAGCCATTGGAACGGAGCTGTTAACTTTGATGTTATTGCAGCCCACAAGCCTAAAGTGTGCTTTATCGCAGCTAAAGCCTCTGAGAGCAATTGGTATAAAGACGATCGGTTCGATTATCACTGGGCTGAGATGAAGCGAATTGGCGTTGGCAGAATAGCTTACCATTTTATGCGCTTTGATGTCAACGGTGAGAGCCAAGCAGAGAAGTTGCTCAGCGTAACTAAAGATTGGGATTGGGAACATGACCGACTTTGCCTCGATTGCGAAGCTGAAGGGCAGCAAACAGCCAGCCAAGTAACTGATATTGTGAATGCATGCTTAGCGAAGCTAAAGAATGTCACTGGACGCAATCCGATGATTTATTCACGGGCTGAGTGGGTAAATAGAAAACTACAAGTTACCAGAATGCCGAAAATTGACTGGTGGTTAGCAGCTTATTTGAAGACACTACCAAAGCCTCTCTATACACCAGAAATGACCCCGCCGCCCCCCTTGCCACATGGCGTTAGTGATTGGCTCATTCATCAGACAACCAGTCGCGGCAAGTCTATTGGAGCGCCGAGCTATTATATGGATTATGACCGCTGGAACGGGACTGAAGCCGATGTGCGCAGATATTTTAATTTAGATGTCAGCGAGCCAGAGCCGAGCTTAGAGCAAAAGGTGCAAATTCTCTGGGATGCACACCCAGAATTATGGTGATGACCATTACATTGAGAGGTGAATATGGATGATGATAAGAAAATTGTTGTAAAGGTTAGTATCAGTAAGCCAACGCTTACGGTTGAACCTGCAGTTGAGAAGGATAATGAGCAAAAAGATGGTGACAAATCAGAATAAGTGTACATTGCTCGAATATCAACTCCTTACTATTGGTGCCGATGGTAACGAAATTCGTTACTTATCGGATGAATCCCATACTTGGGACGAGTTAGAGGCGTTTACGATTGCTAAAGTTGAAGCCTTGCGGAGCTTTTGTCCAAGCAAAGAGTATCCGTTTCGAATTGGGTTTATGGGGAAAAGATGGTACCGTCCAGAAAAGGATGGTATAAGTAAATGGTGTGCTATTGTAGATTCAGAAAATCATGCAATACTTGCCACCACAGAGATACAGCCACAGAGAATATATAAAAATTCTGAATATCTTTCTCCTTGGTTTTATCTCTGTGCAGATAATTCAGAAAATACTATTAAGCTGGAGGTAAATTAAATGGCAGCTTTCGTTTCAGATAGTTCTTTAGATGCTTCTTTGAATTACATCAAGACGAATGGTAATACGGTTTATATTCTATCACAAGCGGTTTCTTTATGGAGCCAGATCGCAACCTATGCTTTAGGCAATAAGTCGGGTGTAAGTTATACAGGTCCAGCAGATGCCACCAGTGGACGTAAGGTCACGCTGAATGCAATCACGGGTGGTAATGTGACAGCTACTGGGACGGCGACCCACTTCGCAATCACAGATGGGACATCAGAGGTAATCGCTTGTCAAGCGCTCAATGCGTCACAAGCGGTCACGAATGGCAACACGTTTAGCCTAACAGCGTGCGAGATTAATATAACCGACCCGACTGTTTAGCAAGCGGATTAATTCCGCTGGAGGTCGCTAATGACAATTAAATATTGTAGTTGGCTTACCGGTGATGACACGACTGGCGATGGTTCTGCTGGTAATCCGTACAAAACTATTACCAAAGCCAGCACTGGCTTGACGGGTGGCGATGAGGTTCGGGTGGCTAAATCGCCCGAGCCCACTGCCCTGACTGGCACGCTGGGCTTCACTAACAATAGTACCGCCGTAACAGGTTCTGACACGCTGTTTACAACCGAGCTGGCTATTGGCGATTTTATCAAAGGCGGTGATGGCTATTGGTGGGAAGTGGTTACAATCACTTCTAATACCGCTGCTACGCTTTACAAGAAATACTCTGGCACGACCCAAAGCGGTGTTAGTTCACAAAGGCTTGGTGTGACGGATACTGGTGCTGCCGCATCGTCCTCAACTCAAGTTCAAGAGGTTAGCTCAAGTGGAACATCAAGCGCAAATCTCAAAATTAGTGGCGGTTGGGATTTAACGACTGAAACGCAGACTGGGCAGACTTTCTTCCGACAGTTGCATACCACTTTTGCCAATCGTTATGGATATGGATTATATATAAGCGGAAAAACTTATACCGAGCTTTCAAATCTAAACTTTCTCCGCTATAATTACGGCATCCTCTACTACAACGGCAGCAACAACAATGTTATTATTGGTTCACCAGTTTGCAATTCCAATAATAACGGCATCTACTACTACAACGGCAGCAACAATACTATTACTGGTTCACCAGTTTGCAATTCCAATTCTTACGGCATCTACTACGGCAACAGCAACAACAATACTATTACTGGTTCACCAGTTTGTAATTCCAATAATTACGGCATCTACTACAGCGGCAGCAACAATGTTATTTATGGGACATTAACAACTTCTGGAAATACAAGCGGTGTCATTTATAATAATGTTGGTATCAATTACATTTTGAAAGCCAGCATTGCAGAAAGCACCAAAGTTGCTGGATTTACAGATTATGCTAATTCCAGAGTATTCATAGGTAATATGGGCGGTCAGAGTTACATCTACACTGATGGCGGGAATATCGTTAGCCAGAACGCCACCGCAGGCGGAACGGGCAAAGAGTGGAAGTTTTCTATTACCAGTGCTAATCGTGGCGCTAATTACCCGCTCAAACAAGAAGTTGCCCGTTTTTTGGTTGCAGCCAATAAGCAGGTCACAGTCAAACTCTACTTCAAGAAATCACACGCAACCGCAATCAAGGGCGCACTATTTTTGCACGGCGGGCAGATTGCTGGTGTGGACTCCGATGTCAAAGTGGAATGTCCGAGCAATACGAACAGAAATCAGGTTACGTTGACTTTTACACCAACTGAAGCTGGGGTGGTTGCTATTGAAGTGTGGGCTTGGTATGTAAGCTCTACGACCGACACAGTAATTGTGGATGATATAGATATAACACAGGCGGACTAAGATGGCAATTCAAAAGCAAGAACACGTTGGCTCCATCTGGTTCACTTGGATATAT